CGAATGGTCGTGCAGATACTCCAATCATAACATCTGGAACATCAAAGCCTCGTGTTAAAATGTCTGTTGCAATTAAACCATGAATAGTGGTATCGGGTTTACTGAAGTCTTCAATGACTTTACGCTTGGCATTGGATTCATCAAGATAAGATATAGAAACAAAGTTATATCCTTTCTCGGCAAACTGAGCTACTAAGTCTTGTCCATGTGCTACTCCAGAACAGAATACAATAGTCTTTCTCGGTCTGCCGTATATCTGATGTGTTTTAACAATCCATTCCTGAACAATGTCTCCTGTGAGCTTCATACTCCTTTCGGTAGCCACATCTTGAGACCATTCACCCGCTACTTTCTTAGCACCTTTCATATCGATCTGTTTAGCGATATAAACTTTAAGTGGTGCTAACCATTTATTGATAACTAAAAATTCTGTGGTTGAACCTGTCACCACGTTAGAATATATTTTACCGAGACCTCGTGTAAACGGAGTGGCAGTTAATCCTATGACTTTTAGTTTAGGGTTTTTCTTAATAAACTCCGTGATTTCTCGTCTTGCAATATGGCATTCATCTACAATGAGAAGATCAATCTTTGGAAAGTCTTGTCTGCGTTCTAGTGTTTGTGCTGAACATATTTGAATAGGTTCAGTCGTGTTATACTTCCAATGGTCTGATTGATATACGCCATGTGGTATATCGTATTTGTCTAATCGTTGGCTTGTTTGATCGACTAAGACAATTCTATCCATAATCATTGCTGATCGTTTGCCTTTATCAGAAGCAGCCTTCATAAGTGATATAGCTACTTCTGTCTTGCCGAATCCTGTTGGTGCGTAAAGTAATTGTGATCTGTGACCTTGTTTAAACCCTTCTCTCAACTTATCTATAACTCCAAGTTGATGCTCCCTTAACTTTAACATATTCTCCTTAACTTCCAGATAACCTCTGGTTAGGTTTTTAATTTGCGTTTTAGACTATTCAAATCACGAGTGAGTATATCATTTCTATTCTGATACATATCTCGTGAATCCTTTAGAGATTGTATTTCTATCATGAGCAACCTATTTTGTGCTACGACTGATTGATATTCGTGAAGTATATAATCCTGTTCAAACTCAGTTGCGTTCCATTGTTTAGAAGCTATAATCGCTTTTAACGATTCAACTTCATCAGCAAGTTCTGCTACTGTTTGAGATAGTTCAAGATTAGTTTGTATTAAATCATCATGGTTTGTTACTGACTTCACCACATCTCCCTATAAATTATTATATCGAATTCTTGCTCTCAATCAAGAAAACTATTTATGTCTTTTTACGATATACCCATTGACGATTGCCATCAATAAGCGTAAAGAATTATTGGTATCTATCCCACTTACGATACTCACGACCAACAGATACAGAAATATAATTCTTAAACTTTTCTTTGATTGCTTCTGCACCAAGTTTACTTACTTCAGTCTTGTTCAATGGCTTAGGTAGTGTTATATAACCTTGACTCTCTAAATACTTTAAGCGAGTTCGGTTAGTCACACATTTCTGAATTACTTCTTTAATCGTGCAATTAGGATTTTGTGATAAAAAGTTATTGATAAACTTTGCTTGTCTCTCATCATCGAGTTTAGTAAACATTAGAATTTCTCCCCTACTTCTTGAAATATCTTTTCAAATGCTGTTGGTTTAAAGTCTTTCTTGTTAAATTCAAATACGGTCTTACGACCATTAGCGTGTTTAATATAACCTTTGACTACTACATCTTCTACAATAATTGTTTTCTTTAACTCAGCCATTAATATGGTGCCTCCTCATAATCGTTAGTGTTAAATGGTTTGATTTTTTCTTTTGGTAATTCTACAACTTCAATATCTGGGTGAGTATCTTTATACCATTTAGCTTCCCGTTTAGACCAACGGTGCTTACGGATAATCTCTCCGTCATCAACTACTGCGTGTGTGAAATCCATGCTCTTCCTCTTCGTTAATAAACCACAAACCACTTCGACTTAATTTGAAAAACCTACCTGCATTTATTCTTTTGTCATCAAGAAAATTAGTCTTATTTATAATATACCACCATACTCCTTTATAGCCATCTGATTCAAATAAATCAAAGCTTACTATGTCATCAATATGAGTCCATTCTTTCCCAAACTCACGATACCATGCTTTTAAGAATTCTCTTCTCTTTCTTAGTTTGTATTCTAGGTTTTTAGTCATATTTCTCTCCATTTAGATATAGCTCTGCCAAGGGTGGTAATGACCGCCTTTGACCCATACCGTTGATAGACTGCTAGTAACGATACCAATCCTACACTGAGTTAATGTTGACTCATTTACTAGAGGCAAAGACCAACCACCCCATAACTAGTAAACTTGTGTGATACCCATTTAAGATCACGAGGCGTGCCGTCAGGTGTATACGAGCCTATGTTTTCTTCCACGCCACCCATTTAGGTGCATTAGTAACGTCTGGAGAACGAAGGGAATAAAATGAAAACAAAAAAAGATAGACAAGCCGATTGGCTAATCCCCTTTTCTCCGTTTACACTAACTGCCCTCATTTGTAATAATACACAAACTGTAAAAAAATGCAAGGGGTATAAAAGAAAAAACCCCGAATGATCAGTTCAGGGTTTTTGAACGGTGAGAGAGGGACACCGAGTGTTCGTATGAACGAAGAGAAAAGCATCAGATAGAGAGGGATCTGACATTGTTAGATTAAACTATATATAGTGTTTTGTCAAGCATTTGTTACTACATGTTGTGGTATGCAACGAATATTCATTAAACTTTTTAATTTGTCAATATATCACTTTTTTGCGTTTAATTATTAAAGTTTCATGCAAATGTTTTCATTCTTTTCATATAAATCAATGACTTGAGTGAAAACCTATGTAAAATATACTTTACATACAAAACACATGAAATAATATGGGTATGACCTATTGACATTTAGATTTAATAGGATAATAATGACATTTCATTTTAATTAGAGAGGAATAGAAATGAAGCAAGATATACGTTACAACCCAATCGACCCTGCCCGTGAGAACGGTAGAGTCTATCCAAATCATTCCAATAAAATAGATATTGACATGGAAATGTTTCAAGAGGCATTTATTGCCCGAAGAGATGTTCGTAAGTTAAATATTGCTTTTTGGGCATTTACAATTGGATTTAGTCTTTTTTGTTTAGTTTGTATTTTATAGGAGAGGAAACATGGTTACATATCAATCAGTATTAAACGCAGAATATCATAAAAAGTTAGGCAAAGATGCAGAGCCTCTAGAAGTTGTCATTCAACCATTCAGGGTTAAAGTTGAAGAACTCTATGAGGCTTATGCTAAAGTTCTTAAACACATCGAGAAACTAGAAGAAGAACTTGAAACTGTCAATAAAAAACTTCGCTTGTTAAATGAACGTGCTATTGCAAGAGAGTTTAAACAGTTGGACAAAAAATAATGGATGCCATATCAGCAATATTTCAGCTTATATGTATTTTGATGGGGTCTGCTGATAAGGCTAATTTTAATGATTGTTTGAAAACACATACACAACAAGAGTGTGAACAGATATGGAGGAATAGATGAAAAGATTTTTAGTGTTAGCTGAAGTTGAAATAGATGAAAAGAAATATAATGAAGTTGAGTCATGGGGTGTTGAGCCTAGTGATTGGATTACTTCTGTATTAGCAGATCATGGTCGTGATCGTGGTATGTTAATTAAAATGCGATGCATGGAAACTGATTATCACTTACTTGATGATGTAAGTAGATCAGCAGATGCGATTGCTAAAAATAAAGCATTTGATGAATTAGAAGAAGTAATGTTAACTAACAATATGTGTCCTAGTGGCAATTGCGAGGCTTAATATGAGTAATAGACAATATATTACCGATGAGGCTTTTGCAGCATTAATGAGAGTTACTAGTGACCCAGAAATACAAAAAAGATGTCCAGTTATGTTTGATAGGGACTATGAAAAACTTGTAGGTCTTGCTTATAAGTTTGCAGATATTCTATTGAAAGGCAGAGAATGATAATAACTAATGAATGGGGTTTACCAAAACCATTTGAGAATATAGCTAAGAATCCTAGCTATTCAAAAGGTAAAGCACATCTATCAGCAACACAATTGCTTAACAGTCCTAAGATTGTAGCATTGATGAAGAAGCACGATGGTGAGTTGACTCAAGATGTAGCCGATACCATATGGTCTATCTTTGGTTCAGCAGTTCATAGCATCTTGGAAAAAGGTGGTGATGAGAATCATATCGTGGAAGAAAGATTCTTCGCAGAACTTGATGGTTGGAGTATATCAGGTGCTGTTGATCTTCAAGTCATCGATAGCGATGGAATCCACATTCAAGATTACAAAACAACATCAGTGTGGGCTGTAAGAAATGATAAGCCCGAATGGGAACAACAATTAAACATATATGCATGGCTTATTGCTTTCAATAAGAAAGTTCAAATAAAGTCCTTGACAATTGTTGGAATACTAAAGGATTGGAGTAAGTCAGAAGCTGATCGTAATCCAGAGTATCCACAAAAACCTGTTGCTATGGTTGATGTTCCTTTATGGACATATGAAGAACAAGAAAACTTTATTAAAGGTCGTATTGCTAAACACAGTGCAGCTGACTTCGCTATGGAAACAGGTGGAGAGTTATCAGATTGCACACCAGCAGAAATGTGGGAGAAACCTCCTGTGTGGGCTGTCATTAAACAAGGTGCGACTCGTGCTAAGTCTTTACATGATGCAATTGAGTTAGCAGAAGCAGCTAAGAAAGAATTAGGTGCGGGTTATGAGATTCAATTAAGACGTGGTAAACGTGGTCGATGTGAAAGCTATTGTTTAGTGAATAAGTGGTGTAAACAGTATCAGGAGTATAAAGATGGAAATCCATGAGCTTAGAAATTATATACTAGAAGATTTTGAATATAGAGAAGGCCATCTATTTTGGAAGAAACGTAAAAGAGGTGTAAAGCTTGGCAATCGTGTTGGTAACTTAGATAAGTATGGATATTTGCATATGAGTTATAGAGGAAAGATGCTTTTTCTTCATAGAATGATATTCTTAATGCATCATGGCTATCTACCTAAATCATTGGATCATATTGATGCTAATAGATCAAACAATAAAATAGAAAATTTGAGAGAAGCTTCACACTTTCAAAATATGCAGAACATTAGAATATCTAAACGAAATAAAACAGGTGTGAAAGGAGTATGTTGGAGAAAAAGAGAACAAAGGTATTTTGCCATATGTAATGTAAATGGCAAGCAGTATGAATTAGGTTCTTTTAAACTACTTGACGAAGCAGCAAAAGCAGTAAAAGAATTTAGAGAAAAAAATCATGGCGAATTTGCCAGACACGTTTAGGAGATTACATGAGCGGTGCAGGAATGAAATATGATTGGTCAATGTCGTATGACGATTACGATAAAATATTTGACGAAAAGGTTCCAATGGTGGATAGTTCACAAATTGGAGGAACACATTATGTAAGTAAAACAATTCAGCCATGGGATTTTATTGTGGCTAACAAGCTTGGTTATCTTGAAGGCAATATTATAAAGTATGTTTCAAGGTATCAAGAAAAGGGAGGCTTAGAAGATTTACGTAAGGCTAAGCATTATTTAGAGAAACTATTAGAGGTG